ACGCGAGGCCAAGTCTTATGTTGTCAATTGGTTTTTGTTACCAGTTACCATGTTAACAGCTATTGACAAGGTAACAAAAAGCTGTTAACATAATTTTTATGTCGGAAATTATTCCAGCTCAATTAGCAAAAATTTTGAATTTGAAACGCCAAGCCGTCTATATGGCCATTAGGCGAGGAAATCTTGATCTTAACTCAGGAGGAATGATTGACACTCAAAATAATAAAAATCAATCCTGGCTCATATCTCACGGACTATCCGAATTATCCATTCAATCGGCGATTGCCACAATCCGGAAAAAAGCAGAATCAAAGCCGAAAATAAAACCATTATCTAATCCGCTTCCAGAAATCAGACAGAATATAAAAGAAAAACCTATTATCATCCAGCCTGAACAAATCGAAGCAATCGAAAAATATATTGACAATAATAAAAATAATTTGTCTCAATCCGATCAAGATATAGACAGTGCAAAGTTTGAAGATGTTACCGGGCTTCCTTCCCGCATGATGGGGTTGACGTTATACGAATTAGTCAAACGTTACGGCGGCCCAATGGGTTTAGAATCATATTCAAAGATATTGCAGCGCCTAATGGGCGCTATGCTTCAGGATCAAAAAATACAAACCGACAGATTAAAACTAATCGAAAAAGATTTTACAATTTCCAGAATATTTATTTATCTTGAAACTTTAAGCAATCGCTTGTTTGATTATTGTGAATCCGCTCCAATAGACTTTATTTCGCTTACTCAATCCGGATGCGAAACTATAGAAATTGAAATAAAGAAAAAAATGCGAAAAGATATTTCACTTCTTTTAAAAGAATCAAAAGAAAGTATAAAACGTGAGTTAGAAAACCTTAAAAATAAATATCAAAAAAAAGATGACAGCAACACAAATTGATATAAATGATATTGATTTTTTAATCGAAAGAATAGAACACATAACAGATTCGAAAGAATATGAGCTACCATCTGAATATGCAGAGCGTGTTCGTTATCTACCTGCTGAATTAACGCCTATGCCTGGAAAATTTTCTTTTGATAAATGTCCATACATGCGCGAAATTTTAGATTGCCTTTCCCCTCTTAATCAAGTACAAGAAATCGCCGCATGTAAAGGCGTGCAGCAAATGTTTACCACCGGATTTATTGAAAATGGAATTGCATATAACATTGAATCAGATCCCAACCCTCAACTTTATATTTCAGCTGACAAAGGGTTGATCGAAAAAGGAATGCAGATAAAAGTTGAACGCCTTATTGATTCATGCAATTTAAGAAAATTGATTTTTAGCCAAACAGCAAAAAAGCGAAACACTGGCGATACTAAACTAGAAAAAGAATATCCTGGCGGATTTCTTCACGGTATAGGCGCACGTAATCCTGGAAAATTACGCGCTATGAGTTATAGTCGTATGTGGTTCGATGAGCTTGACGGATTTCCGGATACTCTTGGAAAAGAAGGTGATCCGCTTTCACTCGCAAAAAAAAGAACTATTGCCTATGGATCAAAAAAGAAAATAGTTTATATTTCAACGCCTACCATACTACAGACTTCTAAAATCTGGAAACTATTTCAGTTAGGTGACCAGCGGTATTATAATGTGCCATGTAAACATTGCGGAAAAAAACAACATTTTGAATGGCACGGTGTAACAGATGAAGGTAAAAAATATGGCATAGTTTTTGAAACAAATAAAGATTTTCTTCCCATCTACGAAACTGTAGGTTATAAATGCAAGCATTGCGGCGGCATAATGAAAAACCATGATAAATCGCTTATAATGGGTAAAGGCGAATGGATACCGACAGCAAAATCACAAAAACCTAATTTTCGTAGTTATCATCTTAATTCTTTATATTCTCCTCCTGGTATGTTTAGCTGGGAAGATGCTGTTGCGGAATGGGCAGAATGTTGGGATTTAGAAAAAGATCGCGTAAAAGATATTGAAAAATATAAGTCTTTTCGCAATACAATTCAAGGTTTACCTTTTGAAGAACGCGGCAGCAGTATAAAATTTGAACGCTCAATACAACATAGGCGATCCGGCTTTGCTCTTGGTCATATACCTGAAAAAATTATGCTTGAATTAACCGGAAATTATGCAACGCTAATCACATGCGCTGTTGACGTGCAAGGTGATAGAATAATTGTTCATCCAATTGCATGGACACCAGGCGGCCAATCATGGACATTAGATTTTTTTGGAATTGATGGAGATGTAACAAATGTGAAATCAGATTTATGGAAACAATTAGAAAAGTTTATTGATGAAAAAATATATATAGGTGAAAATAATAAAGCGTATCGAATAACAGCAACTTTTATTGATTCAGGCTGGGGAAAATGGACAGACATAGTCTATCAATTTTGTTCTCAATACTCTGCTGGCGTCTATCCAGTAAAAGGCGAGGCTGTAATAAAAACTGGATTGACTTATAAAATATTTTCAAAAGATTTGCTTGACAAAGCTGGACTATCCGAAGGTTATCTAATTAACACTACGAAAATAAAGGATCGTATATCACGCTACTTAACATTATTACAGTGGGATACCGGTCAAAATCAGCCAGATTGGTATCCTAATTTTCCAGAGAATCTTGGTGATGATTTTTTTAGAATGTTTGAAGCAGAGCATCGCGTAAATGAATATGAAAAAAAAACAAACCGTTTTTTGCGAACAATATGGAAACAAGATGCCGGAAAAGAAAATCATGCCTTCGATACTTTTGGTTATAATCTTGCAGCTCTTGAACTAATAGCAGATCGTGTTTGTCGTGACGAATTAAAACTTTTCGTTCTCTCCTGGAAAGATTTTTGGAATTATACAAAACTAATTTATAATAATGAAGCCCCTTTTTATTACTTTCAAAAGTAAAATATATTTTTTAAACCGCTATTGACAATAATTATTTTTATGTTATACTTTTTCATTATGCCGTTAATAGACGATGGTCATGCATCAGTAACAGAAACAATTGATGATATGTGGAATAATGAGCTTATCAATTCACGCATACTTTTATCAGCGTTAGACTCTGCAATATATGCAATTACAAATACAAATATTCAATCATATGAGCTTGATACCGGGCAAACCAAGCAGCGTGTAACAAGAGCAGACCTTCCCGCTCTTATTTCACAAAGACAAAATCTTATCAATTCGATTAGAGAGCTTGAAATATCTTTAGGAGTTGGTACGCCTGCCATTAAACAGGTTGGGGGGTATTGGTGAGCGAAGTATTAGTCAATAAAATAACAGGCAGTATATTTAAAAATAACAATCAAGCCATAAATGAAAAGCAACGCTATTCTTATTATGTGACAGATCTACTTGATTCAGCATGGACAGGAGAAAAATTTTTAAATGGCTTCGGTCTTACAAAAGATTATACTTATATTGACTACTGGACCCTACGCAAGCGTAGTCTTCAGCTTTTTCGTGAAAACACATACTCACGCGGTATTCTGCGCCGTCTAACTCGTAACGTTATCAACAAGGGAATAAATTTAGAATCAAATATCATTCCTGAAATCGTAAACCTAACAGACGAAGAGTCTATGGACTGGGATGAAAAATCAGAATTAAACTGGAAATTGTGGAGCGATGATCGTGAATTATGCGATTATCGAAAACAGAAAACTTTCGGAGAATTACAAGCCGATTGTTTTGATACCGCCATGATTTCTGGTGATTGCCTTGTTATCAACCACATAAACCCAGTTACAAAACTTCCGTACATTGAATTGGTAGATGGTGAGCACGTACAGACCCCGTTCCCTGCAAATCCAAAACAAGGAAATCGTATAATTCACGGTGTTGAGCTTGATAAATTTGATCGTCATGTTGCGTACTGGATACAAACAACAAACACAGGCGGCTATTCTGAATTTAAAAGAATTGCAGCATACGGAGAAAAATCAAAGCGCCGCATAGCCTGGCTGGTTTATGGTTGTGATAAGCGCCTTGATGAAGTTAGGGGCGAGCCGATACTTGCAATAGTGTTATATATGTTGAAAGAGCTTGACCGTTATCGGGATAGTGAGCAGCGCGCTGCCGTTGTTAATTCTATTATCCCTCTTTTTATTCGCAAAA